TGAGTCTAAATGAGGCAAATGATCAGAGATTTTCCTGTGACAGCTAATGTTCCTGTTGATGGCTTCACAGATTTTCTCCAAAAGCATAAACTCTATTTCTCGCGAGGGAAGTATCTGAAGATATTTTTTCGTTAAATTGTTTATTTTAGCGAAAGTTGACATTTGGATGACATTGAAAAACTTGTAGAAAGAGAACAATTTTTTAACATTTGTCGATGGGAAAAACAGTAACCAAAAGATCTCATCTAGGCTATCCTTGGATTTAATATGAGCCTGTAATGTTAAAACAGATAAGTAAAGCTGGCTTCTATGAATGACTTCACCTAGACAGACAGTATAAGGTCTAGAAAAAATGATCTTCTGTTCAGTTCCTGAAATCATAGCTCTAGCTGAATAAAATGGATTGAACTCTTTAAAGAATTCTAACTCAGAGTCTTTCTCCTCTTGTCGATCAGAAACAACGAACCAGTAATAAACAGTTCGGAAATCTGATTCTCTTAGGCATTTTTTTCCTGGCAGCACAAAGTAACCCATGTTATACAAGTTCGCATGAGAGCAAAGCACAGTCTTGTCTTTGAATCTGGCTGAAGTCATGTCATAGATTAAAGCTTCATGTAATTTACAAAGTCGTTCTAAGAAACGGTTGTGAAAAATTGTTTTATTCTTGACAAGAGCCTTCAAGCTGACAATCTCAGGCGAATATCCTACTGGCTCAGGATAGACAACTTTTTTCCACTCATCTTTGGTCAATAAAAGACTGTCACAGGACTTAGAATTGACAAACTTTATCTCATTTACAGTCCGAGATCGGATAACATTTTGAGAAAAAATATTGAAACCCTTCACTGTGAAATTTCTCCTGGAAAATTTTTCCACCATTTCTTTTTTATCATCAGGTATTTTTCTGCTATTGTTAAAAAAACATCTGAACTCAATTGAGTTTATGGAACCTGTTCTGAGGTCTTTAATTTCTTTGATTGAGTTTATAAATGAATAATCATCTCTGATCGGATTATTTACGTACAGGAGTTTTGGATTGAAGCAATTATCCTTAGAAGATGTTGGTACGCATCTAATTGGTTTTTTATAATTCAGAAACTTTATCTTTAGTTCTGTCAAGGCTCTATCTATCAGCTTCTGAGGGCTAACGAGATCAGTGTTTTTCACTGACGAAAGATCATTGAATCCATGTTCTGTTTTCC